ATGGATGCTCTGATTCGCAATGCTACTGGATATGCCATGACGCCTTATGAAGCGTCTCAGGCCCGCAAAATGTTCTGGGGTCATGCAGCGACAATGATGGCTTTCACCGCGGCTTATAGTGCGTTTCTGGCGCAGAACTCTCAGTCTTATAGGGAAGCTGATCCCGATGAATGGTCGCGTAACTGGCTATCGCCTTTGCCGGATGAACTTGGTGGTAAGAAACTTCGTATGCTGACAGGTGCAGGTCCCTTCGAATTAATACCGCTGTTCAAGATCGGCCCAGAGATGCTGGTTAGAAACTATTACGGACTCGACAGAGGCAAGGACTACAGCAAGGTATTCAAGAACTCCATGTGGCGCGATCTGGCTCCGCCCGGTGCTGAAACACCGTTTGTACCTTTTGTGGCTAAGCCTTTGATGGAAGCTGCGATTAATCACACCGTGTCTTTGAAGGACTCTTATCCGCTTGGAAGAGAAGATATTGCCCCCGCATTGCGTGGTAAAGGTCAGTCGCCTTTTGCTGATGCTCTGGCATTTGGGTCGGTGTCGCCCGCGGCGATTAAGCATCTGGGTGAAGGGTATTTCGGTGAGGGCTTTGGGTTCTTCGATACACTTGCCAAGGGCATAGCCTCCACATTCGGTTCTAAAACAGCCCGTGCGGATCTTCGGGATATCACTGAGAAAGTACCGTGGGTTAAGGCGATGGTCACAAACCCAGAAAAGATGGACTCTGCAACGAGCTATGATTTTGCCGAAGAGCAGGCCATGAACCGGGCGTCATCCCGGTATGCTGCCAAACGAGGTCTTGAAGGCGCTGCTGAATACGCGAAAGCTGGGCGGTACGCCAAGCCCGCTGAGAAAATCAAGGATCGTATCTCGGATATCAACACTGCATTGGAGCGCCTCAGAAACTCCGATGATTTCAAAGATGCCGATGAAGCGCAGCGTCGCTACGATAGCCTGCAGAGAGCCAAAGAGCGCAACCTCGATATACTGGAGAACATGCGGGTCAAGGCGAAGGACTAGACAAAAAGAAGCCCCGGAGGAGACTCGGGGCTCAAGGGGAGAGAAACGACAATGGATTTCACTCAAACCGTGGGATTATTGTACCAGCATAGGCGGCTCATGTGCAATCTTTATTTTCCCAACCAACTCCATGTCGATGCAGACACACGGTACAGGTAAGCCCGGACTCGCTGTATTCTCCGCTAGGCGCTTATAGACATTCTTGCTGACGAGGATGCCTTCCTTATCAAGCCCTTCAAGTAACTCGGTAAAGTGAACGCGGTGTTCACCGCACCAGTGCATCAGCACACTCTTCGAAATATACATGCGGTGCATGTCCTGCTCCACGCGGATGACCAACTGTCCCATGGGTTCTTTACTTGCTGCTTGTGATAGCTCCAACCCTCCTGCGATAACAGTTCCCGCATTAATCACGAGCTCATTGCGCTTGTAGGCGTTGAGGAATTGGCCGAGCGTAGCGATAGAGTCTTGAGAACCCGCCTCAGATACAGCCTCCTGCATCCCACCAAACTGCTTAACCGCCCATGCCTCCACACGATCCACATCTATATTATGGAGCTCAAGCTCCTTGGCGATCCTCGCCCCAGTAAAGACAGCCGCACAGCAGGCACGGTAGTAGCGTTGCTTCCGTTGGAAATTAAATATCTTGGCGTAGTCCTCATAGGCTTTCACTACCATAGCGATAACACGCTCTTTGTGGTCCACGAGATACTGCGCATAGGCATCGCCTGCAATGCCGAAATTATCAAACAACACCCGCTCATACCAATGGCTTGCTTCCTCTACTGTGAGCTCATCCTTGACCGATACAGGCAACTCGATAAGGCGGTTTAATTCCCCGTCTACGTTGATCTTGTGCTGTCTGAGCGTATCGCGCAGGCTGTTGTTTCCTGAGGTGACGATGATCGTCTCCCACTTCGTATTGTTCTTGCGGAGCGTATTGGCATGGGAGTTCTGACGGTGCTTGCCTCTATTTTCAGAAATGCGGAACACAAAGTCACTCAGCTTATCCGGGGCCATGTTGGTGATTTCATCGATATAGATAGGCAGGTTTCTGAACACACCGAATTGCTGGTACTTGGCATTATCCGTATCCGTGTTAAGGAGCATGAGCTCCCTAGGGTTCCCCCAGACGCTGGATGATACGCGCTGATTGGTTGACTTGCCTACGCCTGAGTCCTTGTTGGTCAGATGGATCGTGCAGCTACCTTGGTTCAGAAATGTATACAGCGGAGCGCCGAAGGCTACAAAGAACACAAAGGCCCTGACTTCATTACCCGGCAGGTTGTAGAGGTTCACCATCTTCTGCCATTCTTCCAAGTTACCCTTGGAGGCTAAACACGTTGCCGTGTTCTCTGTGGCTGTGGATGACGGACTAAACACTAGCGGCTCATTGGGGCTGAACTCCTTATTGCCCACCACAAAACACTCCTCATGCCAGCCATAGTGTGACCGGGCGTAAAACTTCTGCTTTTCCTTCTTGAGCTTGGATACCCAGTCCTTGATGTACTGTTGAAGCAATGTCCCCGTGTTGGGAGTAAAGGCCGCATGAACACCGTAGAAAGCCAGCTTTCTCTGCAGAGCCTCACGACGCGCAATTTCTTCCGAAGGGATGAGGAACTCCAGCACATGCTTTTTCTTCGGGCCATCAGGCTGTATATGGACAAGGTGAAGCACTTCACCCGCATCAGGATCGATCAGGATCTGTTTAACCCACAAGTCGTTTTCATAGACGAAAGTTTCTGCAGGCTCATCAAGCTCCGCTGCCTGTTCTGGGTCCAAGTCTCTACGTACAATGCCGCCATGTTTAGGTCTTGCCCACGGAGCCGGGTAGTGCATTGGAGCTTCCATCGTTACGGGATCTATGAACCCATCGTGTACCACGTTCTCAATGAAGTTGTCTGAAGGCTCAGCAAGGGCTGTATAGCTCCCCAACATGATCGGAGACTTTAAACGCTTTTCACCGTCTCGCTTGAATTCACGGCGGTGCCCACACCCATTGCAGAGATCCGGGTTTTTTGAACGGTATACTTCGCAGGTTATAGGGCCACCAAATGAGGCAGCTTTGGCTTCGGTCTCTTCGCGGGTGTATTTCGGATGGCCTTCTGACAGCCTATGGATAGCTTCATCTTTATCTTCGCAGAATGCAGCTACGGTCAATGCAGACAACCACAACTCATACTCCAGCGTGTTCTTATTCTCATAGGCGAACTTGATCTGCGGGCATCCCGCACAGGCTTCGATAACCTTGGTTTTAAATACGATATCTTCGTTGCCATCGGCATCGGTTACGACCTGCTTCTCCCGCACGGTAAAGGTTTTATTCTTGAAGCTCTTTGACAGCAGGATATCGAAACTACAAGTCACAGACCCCATGCCCGCCAGATTGCGGGTTAAATCATCTACAAAACTCTGTGGTCTCGTGTGGGTCGGTGCCGGTGGGATAAGCGCTGAGAAATCTTCAAACGATACAGTCCCCATAAAGTCCCTAACCTTGACAGGTTTTGGGCGGCTCTTATCCTTGGTGTTGTAAGTCCCCGGTATGCGCAGGATCTGCGCTCCGTCACCCGTAACGCTGTGGTCTACATGGAATTGCAATTCGTGCGTCTTGGCCTTGAGGCTCATCCCCACAGGCTTCCAGAGATCATAATGAATCTCACGGTCTAGTATCCAATAGCAATGCACGCCATTACCCGAATCCACCAGCGTAGGCACAGGAAGCCCTGTGCTCTTCAAAAACTCTTGGAGCGCCGCAAGGCCGTCGCGCTTTGTTAGGTAGGGCTTGCCCTCACCACAGTCGATATCAATGAAGAACGCGCGGAGATACAGCACATTTGCAGCACCTGCATTAGCACTTTTAAGAGCACCGACACCAAAATAAACTTCCCGCCCTTCATCTTCAAATTCCTTGATCGCTGCGTCTACTTCATCCCATGACTCTGCGAACTTATTGAGCGCCTTACCTTTGTGGTAGATGCCTCGTATATTGATGACCCCGTGGGGTTCTTCTCCGAACAAATTTTGTAAAAACTCTAGCCTGTCCACCTTAGTCTCCTCAAAAGCTAGGGGCGGCAAGTACCGCCCCGTATACAGGCTACGAACTATTCGTCGTCAGAGCCCCATGCGCTGAGGATATCTTCAAGGTCCTTCACAGGTTCCGCCTTCGGCTTGGCTCGTACAACAGGTTCATCGGGTTCTACAACTTTCTCCTGCTTTGGTGCGGGAGCGTCACGGAATACCGCGGGTTCTTCAACTGCTTTAGGAGCAGGCTTTGCCTGTACCGCCCGATCTGTCTGCGCCGGGTTATAGGTGATGGCATTAATAGCATCTTGGCTTTGGCCCTTTTCGATCACGATATCCATCTCTTCTTCATCCAGCGGACGAACAGCGCGGAACACAATCTTAGGCGTAGCCGATGCCGTATCGAATTTAAGCTCAGTCACTACAGAGCTGATAGACAACCCATGGCCCCCGATGAATTTAGCATAGGCTTCCAGAGGCATCTTGCCGCCTTCCACTTTACCGAAGATAGACTGTGCCGGGAGAATGAGCTGGTAGACCTCGCTATTGTGAACATCGTTTGCCATAACTACAGCAATACGGCGGCTAAAGCGACAAGCACGTGAAGTTCCTGAACCAGATCCAGCGATATTCATAGGGCAGTTAGCGCACGCGCTCGCCTGCGGGCTTTCAGATTTTGCATCGGGCTTAACGCCATCGTTTGACCAGCAGTCAGGTGCCTGACCTTTGGAGTCTTCGGAGTATGCGCCTTTGTAGTACGTACGGCTGTTCTTGGCCGCGGCATTAACGATAACTACATCTAGGCTACGCTCTTCGACCTTGGCGATTTCTTCGCCGCCTACAATCAGACGCCATACGCCCCCTAGGATAGAGATACGCTTGCCGATGTTCCCCGCAGAGCCCATCAAAGACTTGGTTAAATCATCAACCCCACGGCTGAGCGTAGCGGGGAGTGAAGCGTTCTTGTCACGAAATAAAGACATTTCAGTACTCATTCTTAAATCCTCTTAACAGTGTTAGCTTGGCAAATAAAATCCGACAACTCAGATCGTTTATAACGTACCGCACGAAGACCCACACGATACGCCCGGAGCCGCCCGGATTTGCGCCAATTACTCAGCGTTGCACGACTCACATTCAGGAGCCCCATTACTTCACTCGTGGTCAGCCACGGTTCGTCCTCGGCAAGGGGCACATCATAGGCCGGGACCTTTTCTTCGTCAATCACATTGATCCTCCTACCGCGCTTTGCGGACATTAACGGAATACGAACTCAGGCAGTTCAAGCCCGGCGGTAGCATATCGGGATGCTCTTCGAGAAACTGCTTCATATTGGTTGAATTAATCCTCTGCTGCATCAGGTGGAAAGCATCGTTCTCCACAATGAACTTGTACATGGAATCCCAATCGGTAGTGGTGTAGCTTGGTCTTACGGATCGATAGAACGTACCCGCACTGGTGCGCATAGACTCAGCACCATTCTCCTTGAGAATCTCCAACAGTTGTTCCGATACCATCTTACGTTGCGCCTTAATGGCGTCCTGTTCCCGCTCAAGCTCGGATAGTTTGGCTGACATTTTCTGGTAGATGGCTATGAGTTTTTCAGCTTTTATGTCGGTCATCGTAATCTCCAATTCTCTCCCCAACATGGCGAGGTGCAGTCAGTTTATCTAATTTGTACAAGTTGTCAAGCAATTCCAATCACATTTTTATACATCGCCAAAAGTCCCTCCTGATCCTCCTTCTTCCCTTGGAGGCGTTTATACATCTGCTTCTCTACCGTAGACCCAAAGAGGTGAACCACTGTACAAGGATTCTTTTGCCCCGCTCTATGCACCCGAGCGTTAGCCTGCAGGTAGTATTCAAGACTCATGATAGGCCCGAACCATATGACTGTATTGGCGGCATGGAGTGTGATGCCGTGTGCGGCGGCTTGAGGTTGGATAACCAGGACTTGGGGTTCTGATGTCTTCTGGAACTTCTCAATAAGCTCCGATCTTTTCCCGAGAGATACACTGCCGTTGATGGTGTCGTTGCTGATTCCGTGTTTGGTTAGGTGCCTTTGGATGAGGTCTATACTATGCGTATAGTTGGCGAAGATGAGGGTCTTGTGGTCTGACTGTTCTATAATACATAAAAGCTCGTTAAGCCTGTTGGAGCAGTCAAACTCCACTACGGCCCCGCTATCGCTATACACACTGCCTGAACTAATCTGGAGAAGACGCCCCATCTCAACCGCCGCATTAACTGCGGAAATCTCCTCCCCCGCTGCATGGACCAGCATTTGTTGTTTGAGCTTGTCGTAGTATTTCTGTTGCTGTGCAGTTAACGGCACTTCTCTGTCTACGTAGGTCATCTCTGGGAGGTCAAGGCACTCTTCCTTTGTGAACCGTATGGCGGGTTGCAGGATTTTATGGAGCGTAGCTTGAGCATCCGCGCGTGGGAGATAGCGGAACTGTGAGACCTTGGTCATCACCTTATCTTTAAACGCCCCATGGAAACTGGGCACCGATGCAGGATTCACAAGCTTAGCAATACCATAGGCTTTATCAGGAGACTGCGCAGCAGGCGTACCCGTCAGTAACCAGAGCCATGTTTCAGGGCGCACGAGCTGGTTCATCAGCTTCCACCGTTTAGTTCTCACCTCGCAAAGTGCCGAGGCTTCATCGCATATAATCAGGTCGAACCCGCCATTCATCAGCTCTTTGTGAACAACTTCTAAGAT